ATGCAAGCGGCCCTCGAGCAAGTGGTCGCCCATTTGCGAAAAGAGGATCTTAATAATGTGAGCGATCCTGATCTCATCCTGCACTTCGAGGAAGATTGCGGAGACGAGGAGGAGGAAGCATGAAGATTACGATAGGCATAGATCCCGGCAAGAGTGGTGGATACGCCATTGCATGGGGAGGACAGCACAAGATTGCTCTGCACACCCTCGATGAAGACTTCGAGTTTGTTGAACATATGCAGGACCTGAAAGATCACCCCGATGTGACAAGCATTGAGGCTGTGGTTGAGCATGTTCCTCCCTTTGCCGGGAAGATGATTCCATCGAGTACTAGTTTTAAGCTTGGTAAATCATGCGGATTCTTGGAAGGCGTACTCAGGATGGCGGAGATCCCGTTCGTCCTGGTGCGTCCACAGGAGTGGCAAAAGGGACTGAGTGGGCTAAGTGGGCTAACCTCAAACAAGCGTAAGAAAGCGCTCATGAATCACGCAAAACAATTTTTCCCCCAAGTGAAGGGACTCACATTGAAAACAGCAGATGCCATTCTAATTCTGAGGCATCATTTAAATAACAATGCATCATGAAGATAAATCGCAAATCTAAGATCAAATCAGAGTTCTTGAATTACAAGTGGGGTGGTTTTGACCTCTGCCAAAACGGCGAACTTGTTCAGGAAGAATGGGAGCGTTTAATTAGAGATTACGGAGAACAGGATGAAAGTAAATGGATTACAAGTTTTGGTGAACTATGGAATGCTCTATGTGATTATCTAGAAGGTAAAAATAAAAGAGAGAGGGACATAGCTGAAAAGGATATTAGAAGGATAATAACGATAAAGAATGATTCAGAACCTTTTGCTTGTACAAAATTCTGTAATACTGTTCCTGATGAAGTGGCCCGCCTGTTTGATGTTTTTTATTTCCTGTATCGCAAAGCAAGATCGAGCAAAAAGGAGTCATATATGCAGGCATATATTTTTCTTTCGAAGCCTGTAAAGACATACGCATTAAGCACAGAGACTGTTTACATAACAGCACACTCGGAAAGGGATGCCTTAAAGAGGCTTAAAAAGATACTTCGAACCGAAAAGACTGAATATTCCGTGGACTGTGAAGAAAGATACATGGGTATTCAATTTGGCACATTGTACGACACATGAACTACATAAAAAGCATGGTCAAACTATTCGCCCAAGGCATGTTATTTGCCATATGTGGGGTCGTATTTTTCACAATTATCATAGGACTTGTTTGCACAATTTTAGGATTATAATGACAGACGAAATACAGAAAAAGACAGAACTGCGCATCAAGGTTCCTCAATGGATAAGTGATCTTTTGAAGGAGCATTGTGATCTTTATGGAGTGACCGCAGTTTCCACCATTACTCCACTCCTGGTGGAGTATTTGCGGCATTCTTCGCGCGTGCGCGACAATTGTTCCAATTGTTTTAATATTAATAATAGCGAAAAATCCGCGATTAGTGGAAAGAAGAAAACAAAAACGAGGGCATCCAAGATACCCTCTAATTTTGATCCTCCCAAAGAGATTGCATTGAAGGAAGGACTCAATCACTCGGAAGCGGTTTCCATCTTCGTGGATTGGGCGAAGGGCAAGGGACATGTCCAAGCAGATTGGATTGCCACATATCGCAATGCGTGCAGGAGATGGATCAAGGACAAGATGCCCCAGGCAAATAACGATCCAATCCTCAAGGAGGTCACAATTCCTGAATACGAGGACGAGGAAGAGTTTTGATGGATTTCTCGGTATCAGAGCAAGCGGTCCTAGCCGCATGTCTTAGGGATGACACAAATCTCTCCACCGCCACAGCGGTTGAGCGTTTAACGGAGGATGACTTCACCTCGCCCGCGCACCAAGCGATATTCCGTTTGATCGCACAGCGATCCGAGTTAAACGAGGTGGATGTGGCGATTGAGCTACCTGAGTATTCCTCAGAAGCTCTAGAACTTGCGGAGAAGTATGGCGGTGGACAGGTGGAGAGATATGTGGATCAATTGGTGGAGTCGAGGAACAGACGCGAAGTGGAACGAGCGCTCATGGTATCTACGGATATGCTCAAGGAGGGTAAACAATCAGATGAGATTGCCTCCGAGTTCAATCTCAGGGTAGCCAAGGCATTAGCATCAGGGAAGGGACAGGTAAAAGTGGGACCCGCCACCAAGGAAGCACATTCTGAGTTTCTTTCCATCGATGCAGGAGAATCATCCGCAGTAAGCACAGGATTCAAACGATTGGATTTTTGTCTAAGCGGAGGATTCCAACCGGGAAAGCTTTATGTCCTAGCCGCAAGGCCTGGGGTAGGGAAGTCAGGACTCGCATTGCATTTCTCTCATGAGATTGCCAAGAGGGGATACCGTGCAAGCTACGCATCCCTGGAGATGAGTGCCTCGGAATGCTCCGGGCGGTTACTCTCCCGCGAGAGCGGGGTTGCCCGCCCACGCATGAAAGGAGATCTTCTCCCCGCCCATCGTAAGAAGCTAGAGGATGCCACAAAGAGAATGCAGGGATGGCCCATCACCTTCAAGGATGACAATAAGGCCACGCTTGATTCCATCCGCGCCTTTCTCGCCCAGGAGCGAGTGAAAGGAGATGTGGGGTTGGCGGTGATTGATTATTTGCAATTAGTCTCCGCTCCAGGATACGAATCCCGCGTGCAGGAGATCACCGCCATTTCTCGCAGTCTCAAACAGATCAGTATGGAACTACAGATTCCGGTCCTCGCCCTTTCTCAATTATCAAGACAGTGCGAGATCAATAACAGAAAGCCCATGCTCTCCGATCTGAGAGACTCCGGGAGTATCGAGCAGGATGCGGATTGCGTGTTTCTCCTATCAGTTGAGGACAAGGTGGATGAAACCAAGGACCGCATTAATTGCCATATCGCCAAGAATCGCGGAGGAGAGACGGATCTCATGGTCACGCTTGGTTTTGAGAAGAGTACGGGGAATTGGAGTACAAGCCTAGGCGAAAAAAAAGAAACAAAGGCTTGGTAGACTACAGATGGATACTAAAAAGCACGATAGAGGCTCAGGAAGGCATCAAATCGTGCTTTTTGGGGGTAGGGTCTGATAGATTAGACAGATTTTTACATCAAAACGCTTTCTAGGTACCTTCCTGCCGATTTCTCTTATTTCTCTTTATCTATACATTTGATCAATCAACCGAGTAAGATCACCAACGGTAGGAAGTCCCATTGATTGAATCCATGACCTTGCGTAAACTTCGGTGCAATCTTTTGGTGCTTCATATTTCTTTACTCTTTTTGATACCCAAAGAAATGCGTCTTCTTTTGCAATACCTTCAGATATTGCTTGCGATATAAGTTGTTTAATTTCGCTCATATTTGTTTTTCCTTTCTCTTATTCCACCATTCAACCGCCCTGGGCGCGTACCTCATCACCAAAAAGATGACAAGGCCCAACGCTAAGCGCGCAATTGTGTCGGACTCGTTTGGCTTAGTCATCCGTTTCTCCTTCTAGTTTCGCAATCAAATCCTTTACCTCTTCGCGAACAAACAAAGCGTAACCAAGAGGTCCGTCCATATCATCAACTTGTTTCCAATCGGAAATCATCTCGTCAATGCAAGACCAATCTTTCAAAAGGGTAATAACGCGAATTACATCTAGTTTATCGTCATCAGTCATTGGTTTCTCTTTCTCCTCAATAAGTCTCATCCCTCACCCCCCTCTACTTTGGCGAGGACCTCGCGGATCATTTCTCCCGTTGTAGGCAAATCCCAACCCTCCGCTTTTGCTTCCGCTTCATATTCAATTAAAACCTCGGATAGAACCTCATACATCTCCGGAGCCGCCGCGATCAATCGCGCGTTGGCGCGTGCTTCCTTCCATCCGTCCGTTGTGCGTGCAATGACGCTATCTTTTGTGCCTACCTCGAAACGCAACCCCGTGCTTTCTCCTGGAGTGCAATCCTCGATTTGCCAAGGTCCTGGCGTGTGTGTGGCGTGTTTCTCTTTTGTTAAGTTCATAGTATTTTTCTTTCTGTTTTGTGGTTTAATTGAAGTTAAAATGTAATTGCACTTTCTCCCGCTCCGTGAGCCTCACATGTGCGCGTTTCTCCTTACGCTTTACGCGGATCGTTTCACGATCAGCCTCCTTGCGTTCCCGTGCTTCCCGTTCCTTGCGTGCTTTC